CTTCACCTTTCAGTCCAGTTATTTTACTGTCAACAGAAATCCCCAACTGTACATCTTTTCTTTCCGCTGTAATTTTAGCTTCTACAGATTTTAATTCCAACACTTTTTCATTATCAAGCCATAACTCTCCATAAGCTCCTGTTATTGTTCTATTTCCTTTTATATTTTCCGACATTTTATCAACTCCTTTATTACATTGTCATTACTAAACTAAGTGAAGCCATAGTGTCTACAAACCTTACATCACCAGTTAAATAAACATCATCGCCAGTCGGATATTGTAAAATTTCCAAATCCGTCATACTATTTACTTCTAGCCCATCTGTAATTATTACTTTTTTCTGTGCTTCAATATCAATTTCTACTTTATTGTCATAATCCCCGTTTAACACATTTGGTGACATCTCTTTGAAATATACTTTAGTTATATTTGAGCAAAAATTCATTTTATTGTCATAATCATTTATGTAGTTTCCAAGCCAATAATTTTTAAAAGTATCTCTTATATCATCGGCAATAAAGCACATACCTTCAACTACTTTAATTTTTCTTGTATCTTTTTTCCAAGTGCTATCAAATGTAATTTTAGAATTAACTCCATAATTCACTTTAACCACTTCTTCATCGTTGTATAAACTAAATTTACCAAGTTTAGGTTCATAGTCTTCAACAGATTTTAAATCACTCATAGTGTAATTATCTGCACTACGGTTTAACGGCATACCCGCAATAAGTCCAGCTATTGCCACTGTATACTCTTGAGCTGTAAAATCTCCATAAATAGACTTATATGTCCCACCATTCGCAAGTTCTACAATAGCCACATGGTCTGTATTGTTTGCAAAACTTGACACATATTTTACAGTTTTACCAATTGCACCAGTATTTCCAAATTGCTGCTTTACCCAATTTACAACCGTTTGGTCTTCTGCTTCCAATGCTTGTGGATAAACTAACCAGTTGAATTTTCTCATTTCCAAATCTTTCAACACTTTATTTGTGTCTTCATCACTTTGCACAACTCTTACCAATACTTTAAATGCCCCATAATGCATTGCTAAATTTATATACTTAACACTATGTTCATCCCATTTACTCGTTTCAACATCGGATATAGCCTTAAAAGTGTACCATTTTTGGCTAGCCTTAGTATCTCGTAAAATCAAGCAAACAATACCCTTCTCACTTCTTTGAATAGCTGTTCTTGCCAAAGTCTTAAATGCAATACCGATATTAGGACTTGGATTAATTTGTCCAATTGTTGCCATTTTATCACTCTCCTAATTTTTTTATTTTTAAATTCTTCATTGTTTTATAACTAAAAGGAACTCCATTTTTATCAAATAACGATAATTTTTTAAACACTTCTTCACTAATTAAATTATCATTTTCATCAAATAACGGCACTTTTTCCCCTTTTTCATCAAATAATTGTAATTTTTTTAACATTTCATATTCTGTCTCTTCAGTATCAGGATTATTCAACACCTCTTTTATTATTTCAAGGCTATTATCAAAACTTCTTAAATCAGTTCCATATACATCGAATAAGTCTAAATCAAACATATAATGACCTAATCCATCGACTACTTTTGTACGCTCATTTTTTAAAGTTAGACATCTATCTTTAACTTTTAAAATCTTATTACCTTTAGTTTCAAACATATTATCCAATTCATCAAGCGCTTTATAAACTTCCATTGTATTATTTTCATCATTTTCAGGAATATACATAATATCTACACTAATAAATATCCGTTTTTTATAATTCGCAAAAAACTCATTTTTGTAGTCAATTACTTGGATATAATAGCACGGTCTAGTCAAAGCATTTATATTATCAATTCCAACTTCTTTATCTGTAAAATCGTATATTTTTTTGCTCAGGGCTTTTATAAAATCCATAAATTCCATTATTATTCAAACTCCGCTCTTATTGTCGAACCTATTTTATCTTTAAATACAGGCTCTAAGTTTTCTATAGTTTTTTTCAACATAAATACGCCAGGCACTACTTTATTCGAGTGTCTAACTCTATGACCGTACTCAACAAAAATGCTATATTCCACATTACTAAAAATTAACTGTTTAAAATTTCCGCCATCTTCCCTGTGCCAACCCATTCTTAATTGACCAGTATCCACAGGTGTTTCTTCTTTTACTTCTTTTATTGTTTCCTCAGCAACTTGTTTAAGTGTTGCTTCAACTTTTTGTGGAGTATCAGTAGATAACTTTTCTAATTTTTTTGCCAGTTTTTCCCAGTCACCACTAAGTTTCATTTTTTTCCACTTCCTCTACCGATATTTCCTGATGTTCCAAAAAATCAGTGTACTTTATAGGTTTATTGGCTTTAAATTTATATTTTATTCCACCTTTATTTACTATCAAAATATCATTCTGCTTTATTTCTACATCATTACTAACAAATATCTTATACGAATTTTTAGAACTATTTATAACTCCAGTCTCAGTAGCTCTTAAGATTCCAGCACTCAACTGGCACTTAATATTTGTATAAACAACTTCCCAACCCTGAACTATCAAACCAAATTCAGTCTTTGTTTTCGTATTTCTTTTAACTTCTTCTATCACATCGGTATCAAAAAAATCTTCAAACATCACATACCACCTTTATTTTATAACTCCAAGTTTTCTAAAACGATTCAAGCTTTTTCTAAATTCCACATCATCATTTAACTCAGTTACAAATTCAACTTGCCTATCTCCACTTTTCATAGATTTTATATTTCTATTTTTATCAAAATTATATTTAAAAATATATTTTGTTATAGGAGTTATCAATTCTCTTGGGAAGTCTTCTCGGTTCATATAGTTAATGCTATCTTGAACAATGCTCTCAATAGCAAATTTAGTCTTTGCTTCATTTGGTGTTACATCAGAAATAATTTTTATTTTTTCATAAATTTCATCAATTAATTCAGTCATTTCTATTACCTCTTAAAAATAAAAAATCACAGCTAAATTAATAACTGTGATCTATCTACAATTCCCATTAAAATTCTTTTTTAAACTCTTTAAACTCTTCCAAAAATTCATCTTCTTTTTTACGAAAACTATCAGTTTTTTTAGCAAAATTGTCTGCATCTTTATTCGAAATTCCATTTCTTGTCATAATAACCTTAACCTGTTCTAGCCATTGTTGTTTTAATTGTAAATCTTCGTTAGCCAATCTCAACAGATCAGTACATTTAGAATCAAAATTAGTATTTCCTGTTTTTTCACATTCTGTTGCTAAAAAATAATCAGAGGCTTTTTTTAATCCTTTTTCCATATTATTTATATGAACAAAAAAGTCATCAATATCGACAATATCTCCACCTAAAAATATATTATCCAGACCTTCTGTTACTTTTTTCATATCAGCAAGATAATAATTCGCCCCTTTTTTTATTATATTTTCAATTCTATACTTTTCATTTTTTACTTTTGTAATTGATGAATTTTCAGTATTTCCTGAAACTGTTGTCGAGTTTGAAGACTCATTCTCTGATGAGTTTAAAGATGAATTTTTTTCTCCGCAAGAAAAAACAAATAAAATTGCAATAAATAAAAATATTTTTTTCATACCAAATATTCCTCCTAGATATAATTAATTATTGATATTATACTTTATTTATAATATTTTTAAAAGTTTTATTTGTTTTTTAATCCTTAAAATTAAGCTTCAATTGCAACTAGACCCTTTACTTTGTTATCAAGTATAAAACAGTCATAATAAAATCTACCTAAAAATAAAGTTCCTGAATAATTTTCTGAATCTGTAACTACTCTATATTCAGCTAATTTCACAGGACCAACCGTTGCCGAATTGTGCCCTATTAAACAACCGTAATTTTTAGTTGTAGCTCCACCTACTCCTGTTTTAATTTCCATCCATTTTTTAGTAACTCTTACTATCGGTACTCCGTCAACCATTCCTACTAATCCATTTATTTTTATATTTTGCCCAATATCCGAAGCTTTGATGAAATTGTCATCTTTTTTCAATTTTGTTAAAAATTCAGGTGTAACATAAGCAATCCTGTTTTGAGGTACATCCGCATCATTTAATTTTTCCTGTGCTTCTAAAAATTTGTTGTAGGCGTTGTTAGCCGCAAGTCCTGTTACTGTCTGTGATTTTGTATCACAGGTTTTTAGAATTGTTTCAAATCTATATTTTTCAATTTCAGGAATTACTCTTTCTCTCAATTGTCTTGCCAACACTTCTCCAGCTTTAATTTTTGTCTCGTCTTCGTCCATTTTATCCAAAAGCATTTTAAAAGATCTATCTTTTGTTAATGTCATTTCTTGGATTGAATTTTGTAAAATGTCCGCATTTCCATAACCTGTATTTCTGTTATAGTCCCTATTATCAACCGTATTAATCGAAGTAACTTTTACAGTTTTAGCACCTACAAAGCTATAATCATTATTTACTATTTTCTGTGATACTGCTTCACTTGTAAATCTTTCATCAATTTTATCTGCAAATAATTCAGTATAAATCATTGCCATATTCTATCATCTCCTTTAAATTAAAAAGAACTAAAAGCCTTATCAAATGCTTCAAGTCCTATATCTTTTTTATCTTTTTCTCCTTCACTTCCACCATTTAAAGAGTTTGGTGTTCCTCCGCTTTGTGTTTTAAGATAACTAGATAAATTCTCAGAAAAAGATTTCACACTATCTTCAATCTCTTCTTGAGTATTTCCAGTAATGCTGCCTAAAAAACTATCAGGGATTTTGTATTTCCCTAATATAGCCTTTTTCATCTCATTAGTTTTCAATGTTGCAAGTTCCGTATTTGAAGTATCAAGTTGTTTTTGAAGTTCAGCAAGGCTCTTATTATACTTCTCTTCTGCAGTAAGATTAGCATTATTGATTCTTGTTTCATAATCTTCAATCGTTTCACCGTGCTTTCTCTCCAATTCTTTTTTCTCACTTTCAAACTTTTTTCTCTCTCTTGCAATTCTTTCTTT